ATTTTTGCTCTCATAATAATTTGATTTGTGTTAATGGTTTATAAGACGCATCATATCTTTTATTTTCTCCTTTTGGATAGGATTCTATTGTATATGGTAATTGATTTTTCATTTGTTTTTTATGATATTTATTTCCTAAAAAAAAGAAATATCTATGCTTTCTTTCTCTATAATCCATATATAATCGGTCACCATATAATTCTTTTAAATAAGCAACTCGGTCTGGTTTCCCTTTACTTTTATCAAATAGTGTTTGACTATGCATGTCTTCTTCGCCCCTAACCTTATATTCTTTGACTATTGCAGACAATCCAGTATAAATCCAATTAGTTGCTTGGTAAATATAACCATGATGTCCTTTACTCCTATCGGCATAAGATAATAACACACAAGGTTTGGGCATCATTTGTATAGTTTGACCAACAAAAAATGATAAGGCATTTTTTGGCAAACCATCATTTACAACTAATCTATTTAATTCATATACATTATAATCAAATCGCTTTCTTATATCTATCGCTAATGTAGTTCCATAACTACACACTCCAACAATAGAATCTCCATCAAACAATCCAAATGCAAATTGTACCATTGGTATTCTTTTAGCATAATGCTTTTTCAAAAACCACTCTTTACAATCGTTATAATCTATTGACTTAACTTGATAATTCATAGCGCAAATATAGTTATTTATATTTCATTATACAACCCGGTTGGAATATCGTATGAAAATTTTTGCATACCGACTTCACCCCAGTGGCTAAATTTTACTTTTTGCACATGAACTTCTACGGTGTTATCATTGAAGTTCCGGTAAATTGTAATGCCATTGTCGGTCTTGTTGTAAAAATTAGCGGAACCGGCGATGTCATAAAGTGTGGGAACTTCATAGATACCGCCATCCTTTTTCTGTATTTTGCGTGGGTGTGCCACCAAAAAGCAATGCACATTGTACCTCTCGCAGAAATTGACAATCTTGTCCAGAGATTGACCGATATATTTAGTTTCGCTTTCGCTGTACTGGTGTTCCAACTTGTTCCATGCATCAATGACAAACCAATCAATGTTCCTGCGGTTTTTAAGTTCGGCCACCTTTGACAAGATGCTGTCCAGCGTGAAATCATTTTCCGGCTTTACGAAGTAGATATTGTTTTCCAGCAGCATCAGGGCTTCATATACTTCCTCTTGGTTCATCCTATTGTGGCCCTGAAATGGTCGCTGTGTTATCTTCCGCATCAACTTGCTGATGTGCAGTTCAACTGGCCTGTTTTCAGGGCTGTAAAACGCACCTTTCCATCCGTGTTTTTGCAGTAACTTGATAAGGATATGGTCTAAAAAGTCCGATTTACCGTGACCGGGAACACCCGTGATAGTGGTCAAATATCCCTTATGGAATTTTAGCAGGCTGTCAAATCCAGACATACCAGTTCCGCAACCCTCTGGCAATCCGTAATTGTAGAGATTTTCAATTTCTGGCAGGTAATCGGTAATGCTGAACACTCCGACCATCGGGAACTCGGTTGCGTTATTGGCAGCATCACGCAAGGCAAATGCACCATTAAGCAAAAGATATTCGTTTGCATCTTTGCAGTCAGGAAATACAATGTAATCGCATTTGTCTTTACCAAACCGCTCTGCAATGGCATTGCGTAATTCAATGCCGGGCGCATCGTTGTCAACTGCGATGTGTATCTTTTCAATGTGGTCAAACATCGGCATAAAGCGGTCAAAAAAAGTTAGGTTTGGCTGCGCCCCGTTTGGTACGCTGATAACATTTTCAATCCCTGCTTCAATCAGTGATAGTGCATCCATTTCTCCTTCAACTATCCAAACCTCTTTTGCGGTTGCAAGGCAGTCAATGTTATATGGGATGAGTTCCGCCCCTTTGTGCATCTTGAAATTCTTTGAGCCATCCCGATATTTTGTGTTTTTCAACACCCCACCCTCAAAGTAATTGAAGCAGATGCAATTGACTTCCTTGCTAACCTGCGGCATCCATTCGGATTGTTCGGTGATTTGCATTTTGTTGAGTGTGGCGGCTGTAATCCTGCGGCCCTCAAACCATTTCAGCACCTTGTCGGATAGCGTGGTGTTGTTTTTCCATTCCGGCACTTCATATTTTACCACCTCCGGGCGGTCAATGATTGCACCTTTCCATTGGCAGTGCTGGCAATACCATGCCTTTTTATCTAAGTTGACTGATAGGCATTTGTCAGTTTTCTTTTTTCGGGTGTGGCTGCACTGCGGACAAAGTGTCTGAACTTCGCCTGATGTCTTGCCAGCAGGTATTTCGATATTATGGAATGAATAGGTCAGCATACAAAGTTCCTCAAATGTTTAGGCAGCAATCCGTTCTTTGGTTTCTTTGCCAGCCATTTGCGAGCCGTCAAATTTAGAGAGATATAGTTCTTGTTGTTTCGGTAGTTTTCGATTTCATCAAGGATTTCATCTACCTGCTTACGTTCCCATCCATCTGCAATTATTTTGTCTACCTCTGCGGTTGTAATTTGTAAATGACCAAAAGCCCTATATATATTATCTTTATTTATTACATTAACATTTACATTATCATTAACATTAACATTTACATTTACAGCTTTTTTAGCTTTCGTTTGCTTTTCCAAAAAACCATTAGCTTTTTTAGCTTCTGTTTGCTTTTTTGGTCTGCCACCTAATTTGCCATTCTCGCTGCGCTTTTCCCTGATTTCATCCCAATGGCGCAGGTCACGTTTCAACTGCATTTTGATTGGCTCAAAAGCTAACTGCATGACCAAATCATTTGTTTCAGGGTTCTCATCATTCACGTAAGCAAAGATGTGTTTAATAAGTTTGCCTGCAAGTTCATCCGGCAGCATCTTAAAAATGTTCTGTTGGTCGCAGTACAGCACAAAGGACTTTTTGTTTTCAGCCATTGATTTGCCCTTTCATAAATAAACGCTTACATTCTGTGTAGTAAAGCTGCTGCAATCCTAATTTGTGCATCTCATACTTGTAAACGGGCAGATGCTCTTTAATTGTACAGTTTTGTTTTTTGAGTTCCAACTGGATGATTTGGTTTTCCAGTTCTTCCAGACACCGATTGCAAATGTCGGTCGGGATAGGTTTGGGTTTTGTGATATTCATAAATACAAAAGACCCCACGCTTTCAAAGGTAGAGCCGGCTGGAAGTGAGCCGCCTTTTACTTGCGTGAGGTCTTTCTGATTATGCTTTGTCATTTCTTCCAATTTTCGGCAGGGGCTCTAATCCTGTTAATCCGATACGCGAATATAATACTTAACTTTTACTTTGCAAAATTATTTTCAACAAATTTCTGTTGTTCCTGCTGGGCATCAGCATAGTCAATTCGGCTTTGTATGGTAAAATACCACGCCCAGCCCTTTTCCCATTCGTTGAATTGGTAAGTACCCTGACGATACGGGTTGATGCCATCGTGCAGGTCGGCATCAAATTCGGCTGCTGCCTGATGTCCTTGTTCAAATACTGTGTTCATGATGCAAATGTAAATGAATTTATAATTGAAAGACGCTTACCAGATTTACCCCAAAGCTCTGTTCTTATAGGTTCTACAAAAATTACCTTGCCATTTTTTAGGTGAACAGCAAAATCATTGGCAGCATAGGTTTTTATAAAATCTATCTCGGCTGTGCGGGTTTTTTCTTTCCAATCCTTACTATCAAGGTAAGAATAAGTTATTGTTTTATTGTGTTCCATACAGCAAAGGTAATATAATTTTTTATACTTGCAAGCATTTACACAAAAATTTTGTAAAGTTTTTTTTAAATAGTTATCCACAATTAAAAAATATCTGTTGAAAATTGAACAAACTTTGCATCGTTGCAGAAACATACAAAGATATATTTCCAGCATTTCGGCTATTCGCCCGGTGATTTTATCCCGTGTGAGGTATGCGGTGCGGTGGCAAACGATATTCACCACATTCAGGCGCGTGGCATGGGTGGAAGCAAAACAGCTGACCGTATCGAAAACCTGATGGCATTGTGCCGCAAACATCACGAAATGTACGGAGATAGGAAGCAATGGAAAGATTGGTTACAAAAGGTGCATGATTTGAAAATTAAACGTGAGTGACGAAATCCCAAATTATAACAGAGATAGCAACGAGCAAATGGCTGCCGGACTTCTGCCAAAAAGTAGGAAAACACGTCGCAAGCGATTTACAGCAGCATCTTTTGTTATTGCTCTGCGAAATGAGCGAGGAAAAAATCACCAACTTGCACCAGAACGGAACGCTGATATTTTACCTTGTCCGGGTGGGTGTAAATGCAGTAAACGGCAACCGATACACAAAGTTTTATCGTGACCACCTACGCACCAATGAAACGCTACCCGATGACTACGATGACACCGCTGAGGATTACGATGAAAGCAATTTTAGGCGGATGCAGGAAGCACGTGAGGCAATCAATTACAAAGAGGTGTCGTTACACTTTAACCGCTCCGAATGGTACGTGGAGAAACTTTGGATGCTATACAATGAAAATCGCAGCATGGCCAGCATAGCCAAAGCCACCAAAATAAATTACAGAGAAATCAGTCAAATCATTAATGCCCTGAAAACCCAAATAAAAGAACGCTACAATGAGCTTGGTTAATATAATATCCGTTGCCGCATTAGCGGTACTGCTATCCCGGTACTTATTCCCCCCGGTGATTAGCTTTGTGTTGAAAGTCAGCACACCGCACAGACCGATTTACAAACCCTGGGAATGTGGCTTCTGTTTATCGTGGTGGCTCGGCCTTGCCGTATTCATTCCACTTGCCGGGTGGTGGGGATTGCCCTTTGCTGCCTTGTCTGCTGTGTGTGGCAGTTTAATTGACCGTTACCTATGATTGAAATTTTAATATTTTCATTTATTTCGTTTGGCTTTGGTTATTTAATTGCATACGTAAGACATACAAAGTGATGACACCCGAACAAAAAGAAATTTGCCTACAACTGAAAGAAACCATTGAGCGTATTAACCGCACGGGAACCTATGCCCTTTCGGCTGATTACTATGCCAAACTAAACGAAGTACACCGCCAGTTATACGGACAGCCATTGCCAGGTTGCCGCTCATGTATGTTTGATGCTTTGAAACGATTATACCGAGAAGCCAATGCCTAAAATTATACATAGCGGAAACGCAGGTGATTTGATTTACTCCTTACCTGCCATGCGGAAAGCTGCCGAGCTGAAAGGCGAAACCGTTGATTTGTACCTGCATATAAACGTACCGGGCAAATACGGCAATATGTCGCACCCGATGGGCAACGTGCAGATGAA